GTCACATCATATAATGTGTAATCTATTTCCTCATCACTAAGAGCAAATTTTGTTATGTTTAAATCACCACCAGCTGCTAATATTTCACGACCTCTTTTTGTCAATATTGCATCTACGGTTACACTTGAATTGTCTAAAAATCCCATATTATTATCTCCAAAGATTGTTGTATTGATATAACTTTTCTATAAATAAATATCGATGATTAATTTTTTTCAACATTTTATTGTCAGCTCCATAAATCTTATGCCCCTTGATTATTATTTCCTGAGTTATTTGATGCTGGTGGTTCTGGAGGTGAATCAAGAGTTGGTATAATTTTCTTAACACTTCCAGCTTGATTTACACTTAAGTTACTTATACCCTTAGTAGTTGGTACTGCAACTGTTCCAGCAGTCTGTGTAACTATAAACGGTAAATCACCATCAATTGTGGTTTGTGACGTATTTTTTACACCTTCATAAAACATTCTGTTAAATGCAGTACTATCTTGATAACCAGTATCCAAATCAGATTGGTGTAATGAACGTGAACTATAAAAATTTTCAAATGGATTTATACTATATTTAGAACTTTTATTATAATTATCCTCACTACTATAAGCAAATTTATACTCTTGATTATTTTCTGATAGTCTTTGATTCATCACCATTGCTCCAGTTGCTTCTTGGAATACATAGTTTGGGCCACCATGAGTAGCAGAACCACTTACGTATACATTTTTATCGTCATAATTGTCATTGACTGCAAATCTGTATAAAGATGGTAATTCAAATGACCTTACACTTTTATCTATTTCACCTTCATAATTTGGATATTCAGTTTCTATTTTTAATATTGAATGACTTGCCTCTTGGTAAACACCATCAGTATCTGTATTGTAGTGAAAATTAGTTAAATTTATTTTAGAATTATAATTTATCTGTTCAAAAGATGGGTTGTTTCTCTGTATAGGATTTTTAGACCGTTCAAATATATTTGGTTCAATTATAGTACCAACTTGTGATTTTGCTCTCATTGGTAAAACTTTTTTAAATTGTTTAAATATAGACTGGTCATAGTATTTTATTAAATGCATATAATCCCAAAAATCATTATTACCAGAATATTTTTTAAAATATTTATCTGAGGATTCTTTTAAATCTCTATACTGTAATTTAAAATTATCACGAGGATCTCCTAACAAATCATTAAAATCTAAATTTGCAAATGAAGATATTATATCATCATTTATAACATCTGTAGGTGAAAAATAAATACCTATTTTTGGTGAGTCTATTGGTGAAAAATCATTTGAACTAAAATCATATCTTTCAGTTGTACTTAAATTAGCACCACTACCACTCAAGTAATTATTTTCTATTCTTATTTTATCTGTACTTCTTCTGTTAGGTCCATAATTTGGTATGAAAGTTTTAGTTTGGTCAACTACTGATTCAAAAGTATTTAGTCCACCAAATCCCATTGCAATACCTGGTGACGTAGTGGTTTGATTGGAACTAACATCACGTATGGTCGTACCATTTGACAACACACTATTATCATCAAAAGAATATCTAACAGTTAAACTTTCGTATGATGATGACGGAGTGTTTCCTATATAAGATTTCGGGTCACTTACGTGATTATTAAAAATTTCTTCTCTTAATGGTTCATTCCATAACCTAAATTCCATCATAGAACCTGATAATTGATTTCCGTAATCATCTGATGGTTTACCACCTATATATAAATCACCACTTCCTGTCCAAGATGCATTGTATGAAGATGATGTAGAACCAGTTATATGTAAAACAGCTTTAGAGTTTTGTACAATTTTATCTATACCATCTGAATACTTCTTAACAAAAAGTTGATATACAAAAGAGTCACTTATCGTATCTGTATTAGATGGTGCTTTTCTTAACGAAACATCATCCCAATATATAGTTGACTCTGGTTTCATATTTTCAAAACGTATACCTAATTTAGATGTGTTTGGAAATCTAATTGTCTTTGTAACCGTAACGTTCTTCCATTCACTTTCAATTAAACCAATTGGTTCTGATGATTTTATTCCTCCAAATGTATTTATAGAAGTTTGATTAGAGTTTACATCTTCATTCCAATTTACCACATTTTCATTTGAGTCTAACTCAAATATTCTCAATCTTCCAATAGAGTCTACTGTACTACCAGATGCTTTTCCGAAAGCACTAAATATATATGTTTCACCTTGACTAACAGAAGCAACAGATGCTGAATCTAAACCAGAGTTAAATCCCAATGTATAAGAAGTATTGTTATCGTCTAAATTAGAATTGTTTATATGTCTTAAAGCTTTTGTTCCAGTTCTAGATACACCAGAACCACTAACTATTTCTATTTCTCCATGAATTGCATTTGCTGCAGAACTAGTTACAAATGGGGGATTAAATAAAGTAGTACTGTCAAAAGATGGGTGTAAGAATAACTCTGTTTCTACTTTTTCTTTTTTCAACATTACAGAATAATAATCACCATCGTATACTGGTAGTAGTGAAGAACTGATTTCTGCAGAACCACCTGAACCAGATAAGATAAATGATACCGTACCTAAATTATCTGAAGCACCATTGTCTTTTAATCTAATCGCCCACTCTGTTTCTTTTTGTACTAGAGTTTGGTTAGAACCACTTGCTGCTCTAAATCTAAATTCTATCGTTTCTGGTTTTCTATTAGTATTTGAATCATCACTCCAACTAGCAGATATATGTTGTGCACCTCTAAATCCCAACGCTTTGGTAAATCTTCTTTTTGTTTCAAATGGTGCTCTTTTAACGTCTACATCTAACCCACCAAATTCTCTAATATTTAAAATAGTTGAGGGTACACCATAACAATTTAATATTGCATTTAGTGAGCCAATAGTACCTTTTGACTTTAATATAAAAGGCATACTTGCAATTAATCTTTTAGTTATTTCTTTTGAGACATCAGCCTCTGTTGGTGAGTCAAGTGAACCAGATGTATAAAGTGAATAAGAAGTTCCACTTAGTTTTCTACCAAATCCGTACCTACTTAAATCTAATAAATCTTTACCATCTTGAGTAGTCCAACCTAAAGACTTAGCAAGATTGAAAACTAAATCTTTAGAAAATCCATCCTGTAAATCTAGTCTTCTATCTGAAATATCAGATACAGATTTTATATAAGACCACAATTCATCAAATTGTTGACCAACCATGTCCATAAAATCTAAAAATTGTATATTACTAAAATCACTTTTTACATGGTCTGGTAATAAATTTACTAAACGATTTCCATTTTCATTGTCATAAAATGAAGCACTATAAATTTGACCAGTTTTACTTGATACTGAACCATACCAATCTGTAAAATCAGAGTGTGAAGAACTAACTGGCTCATACGGACTTTCATATGTTCCACTTCCTGTTTTAGGCCATGACGCATTAGGAAATTCTCCAATTGAACTAGTTACATAACTTGACTCTTCATAATACAAATATTTTTCATATCCATCGAAATTATTTTTTATATCTCTTATTTTATCATGATGTATTTTTAAGTCTGCTTGTCCATTTGTAACACCCACAAAAGATGCACTTAAAACTTTTTGTTCTTCGATTTGTTGAACTTTATATTTAAAGTTCTTTAATCTTTTTTCTGCAGATGAAAAGTTTATAAAATTTTCATAGTTAGAATAATCTATAGAGAGTTCTACAGGAGTTTCTTTTAAAAATTTATCTTCTATTTCATCTTTTAATCTAGTATCTGTAGTGACTAAATCGTCATATGTTTTAAACTCAGTTTCTCTTTTTGTTACTGGTGAATCTTTTGGTAAATTTTCTTTTGGTATTAATACTTGAAAATCTTCATCCTCTTGTGCATATCCAACCAACTCAACTGTTTCTGTTAATGGTGGTAATACTTCTCTTACAACATACACTAAATCTTTTTCTGATATATCATCTGGTATTGGTTCATATGTTTTGTATACTACAGAATATGGTAATGTTGGAACTGATTTATTATCGTATCTAACATTAGTTGTCAAAACTTTTTTATCATCACCAAAATGTAAATATGTGTTTAAATCTTTTCTGTCACCAAATCTACTACTTATAACCCAATTACCAAATATATCGTCTGGTGTTCTTGAACCCTCTGTAATTGGTTGTATTCTTTTTACAAGACTGTCGTAATTAGTATCTAGAGTAATTGTATCTTCATCTACAGCTATTATTTTAGCAACCAACGGTTCATACACAGGTGTATAGAAAGGTTCTTCATCAACATCTCCATCACTAACTGGTATAGAGGTAAATGAAATTTCTGCTAAATTTTTTGGACCACCATATCTGTATTCAATTCCACCAGATGTCCTTCTCTCTATATACTGTTCGATAACTGCTCTTACTTCAAATGGTTGAGGATCCTCAATAAAAATGTAATCTGACATCGTAAAAGATTTATCAGGAGAACCACTCTCTGAATGAATTACTTGACCATCTTTTAAAATTTGCCACTTTAATTCATCTGCTTCTTTAAAATCCACATCGTTTAAATCTAATTCTATTTCAAATGGTTCACCATGTAATACAAGTCTAGGTGGTGAAAAACTAGAATCATCATACCAACCACTTTTTAAAGTATATACACTTACATCTTGTGTTTTGGATTGATATAACTGACCACTAGGTCCACCTACTTCAGGTTCAACTGGTTCAGTCTCAACATACCCTTCACCAGCTGGTGGTAAAAGTTCTAATATATCTGGTAATTCTACGTATGGTTTTCTAGACATTACTTGTGACCTTCTATAATTGCTGGTAGATGAATTGTAGATTCATCTCTTGATGTGTTATCTCTTATTGTTAATTTTATACCGATGTGTACGTCATCGGAGAATATTTGTAGTTTAAGTCTTGAACCATCTCTTACACTAGGTGGAGAAGTGTCTCCAGCATCAATAGTTTGATTTGCTACAAACTGACTACGTGAACTACGAGTTGCATATTCATTACCTGCATTGACTATTCTAAAATCCCCACCTTTATCTGCACCATCTGGTCTCGGTGTTATTGGTTTATATTTACCACCATCTTTATCGAATCCTGTTACTTCCCAAGTATAAGAAGTTGTAGTGTCTGCTCTTAAAAAAGAATTACTAACAATGTCTATTTCACTTGTAGTAGTTCCATCAGTTTTTATATAAACACAATCAAATGAAGAATCATCTAAATTTCTAACATCTTTTAAACTTTGACCATTCCCTTCAAACTGAAAACCAGTTTGTAAATTAGTTGGTATGACATCTTCAATATCTTTAAATCTTGTAAAAGCTGGTGCAAAATTGGTATCACCATATGATTTTTTACCATTCTTTTTACGAATACCACTATAATTACCTGCTGCTGAATCTAAAAAGAAACAAGCTTGAAGTAAATCACCACCGATTACCTCTTGCGTACTAAGACCTACATCATCTGCAGTAGGAATTGGTGGTGGATAAATTCTATCCACTAAAAAAAAGTTTGGTATGGTTATAGTTCCACCTACCATTGATTCTTCGAAAACACCTTCATTAAAACCTTCAACTGGTACAAATTTAAGTTGATTGGAAGTTGATTTATTAATAACAGTGTTATTGTCTGCAGTACCTACAAACTCTATATTACTTGCATCAGATGAATCTGCTTTTACTTTCTTGTTTTTAGCAGCTAATCTATAAAAATCTCTTATGTACTTTTCATCTCGTATGTTTTGTGTTACCAGTCTAATTTCAGTCCTTGTCGGTGATATTTGATGTGTTATATATTTATCTTCTTTTATAAATAAGGTTTTATCTATCTCATCAATATCAACGTCATCATTAAATATATTACCGCCTTGGTCTGTAACTACAGTTTGATATGAACCAGCAAGTTTTCTTAAAAAATTATATGTAACTTTAAATCTACCTCTATCATATCCTAACTTTCTAAGAATAGTACCAGTTTTTAACTTAATACCATCTTTTTCAGAATCATAATAGTAATCTTCTGAATCAGCAACTGATGTTTCTAGTAAGTTATCATTAGTATCATATATCATGACCTCAACATAATCTTCTGAGTTACTACCAAAGTATCCACCAAAGTATGTATTTTCAATTGAGTTGTAATCAAATGGTAAATTCGAACTCAGTATCTCTTTATCTATTTTACTTAATTTACTTGACATTAGTCTACTGGTTCCCCTTCTGGTATTGTGTCTATTACCTCTATACTTTTAGTTTTTACGTTTCGCCAATCACCACCTACTGCATAAAAACTTTGTAAATCAGGAAAAGGTCTTTTTTGATTTTGTTCTATCAACCATTTTCTAAGATCATCAGGATTGTCTGACGTAACCGTATCTCCATTTTGTAATCCGTCTGGTAATGGATCTAAAATTTCTACTTGTATTAATTCTGAAAAAACTCTATTTACAAGTTTATCTGAATTTTGGTCTTTTCTTGTTTGACTTAACCTTGCTGTTTGAATAGAACAAGATTCTTTTTCAACTAAATCTTTAAAATCTAAATAACCAGTTTCTTCTTGTATATTTACTCTACTTAATTCAGTAGGTAACATTGAATAATCAGAATTATCATGCAATACAGCACTTTCTATTCCTGAACGTGTGGTGATATCTTCAAAAGAATATAATACATCTTCTTCGTTTCTAAATAAATTTCTAGCACGAGAAACTAACTCAGATAAATATTTACTTCTAAGTTTGTCTATAAAATCATTATAGAACCCAACGTTACTTAACTCTTCTTTTGTGTAAGGCATTACTGTGTAACCTTGAATG